TAACTGCATTAGCATTTGGTGGACTTGTTTATTCAATATTGTTCTAACAAAGGAGGAAAAGATATGAACAATGCAATTAAAAATAAATTCTTTGAGACAACAGATTACTCAAAGTTTAAAAAAGCTAGAGGTAATAGACCTGTAGATGATGCACATGTAAAGCAATTAAAAAGATTGATTGCTGAAAAAGATCTTTATGATCCAATACGTGTAAATAAAAACATGGAAGTAATTGATGGCCAGCACACTTTACAAGCTAGAAAGGAACTAGACTTGAAGGTGCCTTATATCATTATGAATTCTGAAGATCCACTTGATGTTGCAAGACTTAATACGGGTCGAAAGAATTGGTCTATGGAAGCATACTTAAACCATCATTGTGCAAGAGGTAAGTTTGATTACAAAGTTTGTAAACAAAAAATGAATCAATATGGTGTTAATGTTGCTGAAGCAATAGTGCTGCTACTTAAACAATGCTCACTATGGAATCGTATTTCAACAGATTTTAAGACTGGTGAATTTAAAATTCCTGCAGGTGGTATTGAAAATTGTGATCGTATCGGAGGTGCCTTGAATACTTTGAAAAAGTATTTTTTAGGTATGGACGATAGTAAGAGAAGACTAAAAAGATCTATGGTCATGGCTTACATCATAGCTGATAAATGCCCAGACTTTGATCTAAAAAGGTTTAGAGATGCTTGTAAAACTAAGTCATCTTGGTTCCTATCGGGTACAAGCACTAGAGATTACATCATGATTATTGAGAAAATCTACAATAGTGGCAGAAGTAAAAAGAAAATAAAACTTCTTGATTTCTTCGACTCTAAAGAATATCAAGAGCATTAGGAGAATAACATGAACATCGACAAATGGAAATCTTGTGCAGTTGATATTGAATCATACACAATAATTAGAGCAATGGGAAAGGCAGGCTTTAGGAGACCTGGATCTATGATTGCAAAATTAGTTGATGATGAAGTGAGAAAGATAGCTAAGAAAGAGGGTAAAAGCTATCAAAAGATGAAAGAGAATTTACTTTTAGAAGGCAACAAACTTCTAAATGGTAAGTAGAACTGCAGGTTGGATGGTTAACCTTGAACCTGAGTTTGAAAGGGGGTCGGGAGACTGGCCCCTTTTTTATTTATGATTACATTACAAGATACAAAATTATTTATTAGAAATTATGCAGATCATGCTGCATTGAATAAAAAATTAAAAAAAGAGATATTAAAAGTAAGAGCAAAAGAACCAGAAGGCCTGCCAGGGTCAAATGCCAATTGTTGGAGAAGTGTCCACAAGTACAGCTGCGAAGAAGAGCTGCTTAAACCTATAAATTTAATACTTGAAGAATATCAAACTTATTATTTAAAAAGACCAAATACACCAGCGAAGATAATTTATTGGTCGAATATCAATGATTTTGGTGGTGGTAATTTATTTCACACGCATTATCGAGCAGATGCAGATTTATCTGGTGTTTATTACGTGCAGGGTAAAGACACTGGATCGATTAAATTTGCTACGCATGAACAAATGTACTTTATGATTCCACCACACATGCCTTATTCTAAAATGATAGCGCATGAGCCAAACGATGGGGATATTTTGTTATTTCCTTCTTATTTACTGCATGAGGTAACTATTAACACAAGTGATAAAAAACGAATCACTATAGGTTTTAATATAAAATTAGACTTGCAAGACAGGCCAAAATAAGTATTAATTAAGAACGTATTTCCTTAGCCTAAATGAAAAGGTGGGGCTTTAAACACCTTATTTTCATATAACAACGAACGCTAAATTTAACTTGAAAAGGAGAATTAGTGGGTAAAGCTGTGAATAAAAGCAGTCCAGAGGCATTAGAAAACGCTCTAAATAAACTTGTGATGGTGTGTCCTAACAAGAAAACTTATGATGAGCTTACGAGTTTAATGTTTCAGTTGTATTGTGGAAATGATTTTGGTTTAGGAAATTTTAGTCTTTCATTCCTTGATAAGATTGAGGAGTGTTGGCGCACCGGTAGAAAGAAAGCTGCACAAGCTAAAGGTTTAAAACTGGTCGTCAAAAATGCCTAACCACGTTGCTTTTCCACATCCATATCTTTTCCCGCAGCGTGGTTATGGTAATGACAGAAATAAACAACGATTTAGTTAAGGCAACAATACAGCTGTGTAAGACCTTAGATGGTCCTGATCGGACTGAATTTATCGAAGACGCATACGCAGATTATAAATGGTGTGCCCATATCCAGACTCCAAGAGAAGTACAGAGGCACTTGCGAAATGTATTCACCAAACTTGTTAAAAATTTTGGGCACTGATATGGCTGCAGAAGTTGTAGATAGTAAAAAACCTGCGGAACAGAGGTTATTCCAGGCGATTGTTTTACAAGCTTTTGAAGATGCGATGACTACACAAGGTAGTAAACAAGAGTCTTATTTAAAAAAAGATGCACATGATTGGTTTATCGATAAAAATAAATCGTTTGAGGAAGTTTGTTGGTTTGCCGGTTTCGACCCAGATATAATTCATGAAAAGTATAAAAAATTAGTTTACGAAGGTAAGGTAGTATTTACAGAGCTGCAGAAGGAGTGGGTTCGGTATCGAGGATTATATAGAGATTATAGGGCTGCAGATAATAGTAATGATAGAAAAAATATTATGGAAAAAATTATGGAAGTGAAATTGACCAAGGAGACGTAGTCATGGTGGTCTATGAAATTTTACCCCTAAGGGAGCTAAAAAAAATCGAGAGCTAAAATAGCCCCCTTGGAGTATGAAATTAGCATTTATTATACGAAACATGCTATTAAGAAGTATACACGAACACCGGCCACCGGACAATGGTAAATTCTACTATATAGATTATTCAGACCCCTAACGATAAAAAAGTACCCACTAGGTCAAAATAGGTGTCCCTGCTGTCCCTAAGTGAATATTAATTAATAATATCAACGATTTAAGCATGATTTAATGGTGTCCCTGTGGTGTCCCTGTGGTGTCCCTAAGGGACACCTCTTGCGGGAACGCAATCAGAAGTTTTAGGTATACTTACTTTTTGATGAAATAATCTATATAATAGAAAATTATGATTAAAAAAGGTTTAGCACTTATAGCCACTAAAGAAGGTAGAAATCTTGTTAAAGGCTTCTATGAAAAAGGTAAAGGAATTATTAAGAAAAGAAAAAAAACAAAAGAGGCAAAAGCAGCTAATAGAAAAAGAGAACTTGAAGCTAGAAAATCTGTAAAGAAATATGGTATCCAAGGTGGTAGATCTGGAAGTAGAGATGCTTCTGCAATCGTTCCTGTTAAATTACAAACTGGTGCAGGTAGCTCATTTAAAACACGTGTTTTAGGTCCAAAAGGTCAAACACCATACCAAGGTAAAAGACTTGGTTCAGCTGGTAATATGGAGTCTTGGAGAAATGACATGGAGAGAACATTTAAACTTCCTAGTTTTGAAGAAGTTAGCAGATCAATATTTAAAAAAAGAGGGCCTACAAAAAAATCAAAAGGTGGAGATATAAAAATAGTATCTAACGTAGCTAAAAAATTAACTAAAGCATCTGCAGCTCATGCAGGTCAAGCCAAAGCACTTAAAAGGATTGTATCTAAATATGTTTAAGTTGATTAAACTTATTAAAAATCTTATTAATCTAGATTATAGGGTTAGAAGATTAGAAAGAGCAAAATATTGGAAAGAAAAGTACAATGGCACTAAAGAAAAAAGAACTTAGAACAGAAGATGATTTAACACCAAAACAAAAAATGTTTGTGGAGGTGTATGTAAAAGATTGGGGATCCATAACCCAAGCTGAAGCTCTTAAACGTGCAGGATATGTTTGCAAAAATGAAAATGACTATGGAGTGATTGCTTCAAGATTATTATCAAGAAAACATAATCCACATGTGGCTAATTACTTTGACAAAAGATTTCAAAAAGAATTAAAAATGTATCAAGGTGATAACCTTAGACGTTTTAAAAGATTAGATCGACTAGCAGATAAGGCTGAGAAAAAAGATCAATACGCTGCAGCAATTAATGCAGAGTACAGATCAGGACAATTAGCAGGGGCTTTTGTAGATCGTAGAGAGGTTAGAGTTACAGGTCTGGAGGGTATGTCACGTGAAGAACTTGAAAAGAAGCTCAAAGAACTCAGTCAAAAAATCGATGGCTATAATGCCAAAACGATCGAAGCTGAGCCAGAGCACGTTGAACAAATTGAAAAAACTTAGTTGGTCTGAGTGGATTAGTCTATTTAACAAAATTCACAATCCATTTATGTTCACATCCATTGGCACAATAAAGGTAAAAATTGATGACAAAGAGAAAGATTAGTATACCGAGAAAAACAAAGACAGAAATTGAAAAATATCCAATGGTTTCAATTGAGTGGTATGATATTGTTAGTGATTCAAGTTGGAGTACATTTGAGCAGATTAAAAAAGCAAAATTGGCTACTTGTATCACAAAAGGTCATTTGCTTAGTCAAACAAAAGGTGTTACTAGAGTATTTGGTGACTATTCATTTGGCGATGATGGTAAGAGTATTGAGTCAATAGGTAATACAACGATCATACCTAATTCAGTCATTAAAGATATTAAAAAACTGACTTAATGGTACGCAATATAAATCAAGAAAAATTATTATGGCAGCGCACTAAAAAAGGCCTGACCGAATGCTTTTTAACCCGCATAGAAACTAGCACTTTGAATGGTGTGCCTGACGTTCATGGTGCTCATAAAAAGGGAGTATTTTGGATAGAATTAAAATCAGATCAGCTCAGTTTTCCTAAGCTAAATAAATGGCAAATAGTTTGGATTAATAAATATATTAAATCAGGTGGTCATGTATTTATCTTGAAAGAGACCCTTTCGAAGAGGTCGCTTAAACTGTACAAGCCGGTGTCCGTGTTTACTGATCCTCGTTTACTGGAACCTCGTTGCTCGTTCTCGGTTCCTTTTCAATGGCCACGGATCCAGCAGCAGCTGGTGAGCTGCCTTCAGGAGGCAGCATGATCCTCGTCTCGTTCTCGTTGATAAACCTCGCTCGTTCTCGTTTGATGCGGACAACGGACCATCCTGTAACCTGGGAGGACAGTTGCTGGTGAAGCGTACAGCTCTCGTTCTCGTTCCCTGCCCCTCGTTGTTTTTTACCTCTTAGTTGACGGGGGGCTGGGAACCAGATCCTGTGGCTCAGGATCTCGTCTCGTTTGTCAAGGAAAAACCTCGTTCTCGTTTACAAAACGCAAGCTGGCACGGCAGCGTAACATGTAGGAGCTGCCATCAGGACTGTGAGAAGGACAGTATGGCAGTATTATTTTTTTCTAAAAAAAGTTCTTGACTTTATCCCATGAAGTCTTATGTATATATTAGTCTAAGCCAATAGGTTAAACGAAGGTGCAGACGGGATTAGTAGGGAGGGCAAACCTTACTGATCCCTGATCCAATTGTTAGTAGCGGGGATTGACCTAACCAACGCAATTGGATCTGGGATCAGCAACGAGCGTAGCCTAGGCTGGGATGAGGGGCTATCGATATACTAGTAATCTAGTTATGTTCTCTCCCAGTGCTGATTAGGGTTAGTTGCTATTATCTGCAGTGCTACTGACTCTTAGTTCCACCCAACCCAGACTCTAGAGCGATGTGGCAATGGGTGGGACCACACGGGGCTTAGGTATAGAGTGAATCGTATGGTAGACGAGCCCCGTTAACTAAAAATAAAAAGGAGAGCAATGAAAAATAAACAAGAAAAAGATTTAGGTGATGAGCTCAAGGACAACGTTGTCTTCACATGTCCCGAGCATAGTCTAGAAACATACTTCAAAGTAAAACAATTGGAAAAGAGTCTTGAGGCGAAAGACTTCGTATACGTTCGGTTTTATGATGGTAAGCAGTATGAATCGATGTGGGTCAAGATCCACAGGGGAACACAGCTGCAGGGTTACGGAGAAATCAATAACGTTCCCGTTCTACTAACTGAACATAAGTTGGGTGAAATTGTACATTACATTACGGATAAGGAGGGAATAACATGGCAAAGATTAAATTAAAAGATCTCGTCAAAAAAGTGAATGCAGACAACGCACCACCTGAAGGGTGGTTAGCACAGGATGCGGTAGCAGCTGACAAACCAGAGGCTGGAAAAGTTTATGCGCTTACCGGCAAAACCGGCACCAAGTGCATTGCTAATGGTTACAGCTGGAAGGACAGCCTCGTGGAGGAAGAGTAATGGGTATTGCTGCGTTTTATTTAGTATGCCTGCTACTGTGGCCAGGTCCTGTCCTGGCCATCACCGGGGTCCTGGTTCTTTCTCTAGTAGGAGCGTTTTGATGACCTCGTTCTCGTTTTGCTACGACCTCGTTCTCGTTTTGTGTGGGCCGATGAGCTGCCATCCAGGTAACCAAGCTGGTCAGGCAGCGGTAACTTCTCCTTCACCAAGAAATGTAATGTCTTACCTCGTTTCTCGTTTAGTAAAGAACGTGG